CCGCGGTGCTTGCGCCTTTAAAACAGGATATTGACGAATTAAGGCAGTCTATTTATGAATGCTTCTATAATGACCTTTTCGCAATGATTTTAAATACAGCCGAGCGCTCAAGAACCGCAACGGAAGTAAATGAGCTTAAAGAAGAAAAAATGGTGCTTTTATCGCCTCTATTAGAACAGATACATTCAGCTTTGAGCATAATTTTTGAATGGATTTTCCAAGAGTGCTTTGAAAAGGGCTTCATTAATCCGCCTCCTGAGCAATTGCAGGGCGCAGATATAGAGATTGAATTTGTTTCTATGCTTGCGCAGGCCCAGCAGGCTCAGAAAATTGCTGCAATGGAAAGATTTACAACTTTTACGGCAAATTTAGCGCAGGTTTCGCAGGATGCTGTTTTAATTAAAAAAATCAATACCGAAAAAATAATTGACGACTACGCTGATTTTGTGAATATCAATCCTAATCAGCTTAACTCTAATGACGAGCTTAAAAAGCTCAGGGAAGCTGCAGCCGAAAAACAGGCGCGCTTAGAGCAGATGCAGCAGCTTAAAGAGGGAGCGGAAATGTATAAAAATATGGGCGGAGCTGATGCCTTCGGCGCTGAGCTTATGTCTAGAATAGGGATGAACTGATGCTTACAGAAGAACAGTTAAAAACAGCTTTTCAAAATGCAGTAAAGTCAAGAGATACAGTTTATCTTCTCTATCACTTGATTGAAATATCCGGCTGTTTCAGGCGCGGTATTTCTCAGAATGACCGCTTAGAATGCTATTTGAGAGGTAAATGCGATTCGGGGCTGTTTATAAGAGATTTGTTTCTTCAATATGCGCCTGAAATATATTCAGATTTAATTACACAGAAAGAGAGTTTATAAATGGAAAAAAATCAAAACACAGAAACGAAAACTGAAATTAATGTTCAGGAGTTAACCTCCTCCCCTGACTCCTCCCCTCAAGGGGGCGGGGAAATGCCAAACCCCTCAGAGGGGTTAGATACCGCCCTGCCGAGCGGGGAAGCTCCGAGTTCTCAGCAGGGGGCAGAGGGGAATAATTCCGCAGATAATTCAGAAAATGATTTATTCGGCAAACCCGAAAACTATGATTACAACGAACTAAAGCTTCCTGACGGAATGACTTTTGATAAAAATATGACTGATAAATTCAACGAGTACGCCTCTAAACTTAATCTGTCAAATAAAGGTGCTTCTGACCTTATGACAATGGCAATTGAACTTGTAAAGAATGAGCGCGCAAATGCTCTTAACTCTTTTGTTCAGGCGCAGAATCAGACAAGGGAAGAATATAAGCGGCTTTTAAATTCGGATAAGGAAATCGGCGGCGCGAAATTGAAAGAGTCATTGGATACCGCGAATATCGCTTACAACACTTTTTTCAACGATGAGGAGCTTAGAGGCATTCTTGCCTCAGGCGGGCTGAATGTTCATCCTAAGTTCATTAAGGCGCTTAAATCAATAGGCGCGCAGATGAAAGAGGATAAAATCTATCAGGCAGGCGCATCCTCTGAAGAAAAACAGTCAAGGGAAGATATTCTGTTCCCGACTATGAACTAATATCAAAACCGCCTGTCAAATCTGCAAAGCAGATTTGTACACTGCACTCGTTACACTCGTTCCGTAACGGCGGCGCAGAACAGTTACAGGCAAAACGGAAAACTCCTCGTTTCCCGTTTATGCCTTTCACTTACTAAATATGAAAGGATTAAAACAAAATGGCAACATTAGGCACAAATTATTTAACTTTGGCAGACCGTTTAAAAAGAACGGAAAACGGAAAAATGGCTGCTGAAATCATTGAAATGATGAATGAAACAAACCCCGTTATGCAGGATGCTAACGCCCTGCAGTGTAATGACGGCACAAGCCACATTACAACAATACGCTCAGGGCTTCCCTCCGCTGTATTTAGAAAACTATACGGCTTTGTTCCTGCTTCAAAATCAACTACCGAGCAGGTAAAAGATACGACAGGAATGCTTGAAACTTATTCAATAGCCGACGCCGACCTCGTTGATAAATCTGAAAACCCGAAACTTTTTAGATTGTCTGAAGCTTCCGCTTTCATTGAGGCTATGAATCAGGCTATTCAGGACTCTTTCTTCTACGGCGATACAAAAAAAGATTCAGCTGCTTTTGACGGGCTTGCTGTAAGATACGGCTCTATATCTAACGATACAAAGAAAATAGGCTCAAATATCATTGATGCAGGAGGCACAGGTGCTGATAATACTTCAATCTGGTTTGTAACTTGGGGCGACCAGCACACTTCTTTATTATATCCGCAGAACTCTCAAGCCGGCATTCAGCACACAGATGACGGAATTTTAACTGAAACAAATGCATCAGGCGGAAAAAGAAAAGTTTATCAAGACCATTATAAAGTGGATATAGGCTTGACCGTGCGCGACTGGCGCTCTACATGCCGTATTGCTAATATTGATGTTTCTGATTTAGCCGGTGCATCTGCAGCTGATATTCCCGCGCTGATGCTCAAAGCATATTATAAAACCCATAAATATGCGAAAACGGGAAAAACTGTTATCTACTGCAATACAGATCTCTTAATGTATTTTGAAAAACAGCTTAAAGATAAGGATAACATTAACTTCTCGCTTAAAGAATATCTTAATGAAGAAACTATGCACTTTAAGAACATTCCCATTAAAGAATCAGATGCAATTCTGAATACAGAAGCGCGGGCAGCGTAGCGAAAAAATTAAAAAATATGCAACGAAAGGATTAAAAAATGATTTTAGATGAACAAGGATTATTTTCAGATGAGCAGGCTGTTACGGATTCGGCAGCATCAGACAATATTATAAAAACAAACGGCGATATAGGAAAAGGCACCCCTGTTCCTATTTTAATACAGGTTACAGAGGCTTTTGCCGGATTAACAAGCTTAACTGTGAGCATACAGACTGATGATGCCGAAAACTTTTCAAACGCTGTTACTTTAGCATCCTCAGGCGCCGTGCCTGCAGCCTCTTTAACTAATGGTTACCGCTTCCCGATTAAATTCCTGCCCTCCGGCATTAAAAAATATCTGCGCCTTTACTACACTGTAACAGGCTCAAACGCATCAGCCGGTAAAATAACCGCGGGAATTACAGACGGACTGCAGGAATCTTTCACCGGCTGATTTCTATAATATAATACCTTCTCTTTTTATTTATTTTACTTAAGCCGGAATTTCGGCAGACTTTCCGGCTTTATTTTAAATGACATTGATAATTATTTTTCAATTTTTTAAGAAAGAAAAATACAAATGAATTACACAAAAGCAAAAATTTTTAATATGGCGCTTAAAAATCTCGGCGTATCTATAGGCGTGCAGTCAGCAGCTCAGGGCGGCAGAAACACTATTGTGCTTCAGGAATATTATGATACAGCCCTCTATAAAACTCTTAATGACTATGACTGGGGATTTGCAAACTGTTATCAAGAGCTTACTCCTGCGCTTAACAGCTCTATTCATCCGGATTTTGCATACGTTTACGATTACCCTAATGACTGCCTGAAAATAAGAGAATTGTTTTTGAAAATAAAATTGGATGAAAATAATAAAGCCGTTAATATACCCCTCACCCCTAACCCCTCTCCCTCAAGGGGCGAGGGGAATAAAAGAGTATGGGCGTTTGAAATAGGCGCGGATGCAGAGGGTAAAAAAATCATATATGCTGATATAAGCCCTGCCATTGCCCGTTTTACAAAGCTTATCACAAATGAAACATTATTTCCGCCGGAGTTCGTTTCGGCGCTTTCGTGGAATCTTGCATTTTTATCAGCAGCTTCAATAACCGGCACGCGCTCCAAAACTTCCGACTGCCTGCAGATATATAAGCAGATGCTTAAAGAAGCTATGGTTTCAGATGCTAATGAGCAGAAAAAATATGATGATTTTGAAAATGAGTATATGGAGGCGCGCAATTAATGCCTAGAGTTACACAAAAAACATTTACAGGCGGAGAAATCAGCCCTGCACTTTACGCAAGAAACGACCTTCAAAAATATGCTAACGGCTTGAAATCTTTAAAAAACGGTTTCGTGCATCAAGAGGGCTGCGT